CGGTGCGTTTCGGTAAATGAGCTGGCCGGGTTGTCATTGACCAGCCGGACCCAGACGTTTATCTCCGGATCGCTCAGATGGATGGACGGTTGTAGCCTGCTTTCAGCCAGTGCTGGCAGCGAGACAGCAGACGTCGCAGCCAGAGACTTTCTGCCTCGCTGTGCCATCGCGTTTTTCCTTTTTTTCTGGACGTTTTTAAAAATGAAACTGGGAGCGCGGTCTTTAAGATGTTGCCGCCAGAGTTTTGCCCCTCCCCCCTTCCCTCAAGACAGTCAAATGAGAACTCATATCATTTCTCAATGATGTGCAGATTTTCACGGGACAGGCTGGCGGGCACCAGTCGTTCGCCGACACCGATCGGAAAGGTCAGGCTGACAGTCGGCAGCGTCTCGCCCACCGTGTGGTTAAAGGAAATTCCAGTAAGAGTGTCGAAGCTAACACCGTCGATGCTCAGCTCTGTCAGCTTGCCGTCACGGTATTCAATCTTTAAATCTTTCATGCGTTGCTCCTTTTACCAGATAACCCGGCCATCATTGTCGAACTCGGTTACCGTGCCGCCCTTCTCCATGCGTTGCTTCACTGAGTCGTGGCAGCGCTTGCATAAACTTTGCAAGTTTTCCGGATCATGGAAGAGGGTCTCATCACCCTTGTGTGGCTTGATGTGATCAACAACGGTGGCGGCTATCACCTGATTTCGCCTGCGATGAAACTCGCAGAGTGGTTGCTTCTGAAGCTGGTGATAGCGGAGCCGGTACCAGCGTTTGGTGTTATAGAGGCGGTGCCAGGGTGAACTGGATGCCATATTCACTCCAATATAAAACCACCAGCTACAGCCAGTGGTTCATGACTGAATGATTATCTTTTAAGCGCGTATGTTGCGCATAAAAAAGCCCTTGTGAGCGAGGCTGATTTTTATCCCCTACAGGGCATATTTACGATTTATCCCCTATAGCCATTACGATGGGCTTACCCATGGTGATAGCAAAATTTTGAACTTTAAATGAGGATTTTGTGTTGGAAGTAGAAATATCCTCAGTTAAATTAATGACTATCGATAACTGAATAATTACTCATCAAATGTCTTCTAACTCAACTGCTACTCAGATTATCTCAGTTGGCTTACCCGTTACCTGCACTCTTTTGGGCGTTCTGATTACGTCTTGGTTGGGGTGGTTTAATTCCAATCAATCAGCTATTTTAGCGGCCAAACAAGCATGTATAATTAGGGTCGATAGCCAAGAAAAAGAAATTAGACTTAAGGCTGGCAATTTCCTATCAGCTTATGGCGACATTGCCTCTTATTTAACAGTGGCAGATAAACTCACTTCAGCAGGCATGCAGAAAGCGACCTCCCCACTTTTTAGGGCGGGGTTTGAGATGATAGCTTTTTCTCCTACCACCCTTGCCAATTCCACAGCCTTGCTCATGAATGCCCTTCAAGACTCCATCATCGACCATATTCAAGGCGACCACTCAAAAGAGCATGATGAAAACACTGCGATGTTGTTCGGCCGATGGACTGAGAATTACGGGGCGTATCTTGTCAGTCTGAGCCAGCAGCGAGAGGCGTGCCGATAATTACAGCAAACACTGCTCAAGTACGTACGTTTGCAATCCCGTCAATTGCTTTGTGACGGTTTCGATTCGCTCTCTGAGGGTGAAATAATCCCGTTCAGCGGAGTCAGTAAGTCGGGGGCCGGTGCCATCATCCATGCTGGTGGTGCTGGTCGCTCCGTTCGTAGTGCATCTGGCGTTGAGCTGCAGCCGACGCTTGCCAGTAGCAACATCGCGCTCAAGCTGATCGATAGTGGCTTTTGCATCCTGTAGTTCTCCGGTGTATTTGGCATCGAGCGCAGCGACATCACGCTGGCGCACCCGCATATCGGTGATGGTGGCGGTTGCCAGTTTCAGGTTTTGCTCGGCGTCGTCAGCACGCTTCTTCTCTTCACCCACCTTGCCGAGCAGGAGGTAAATAACCAGGAAGGATAAAAGCAGCTCAATGCCGATTATCAGCCAGGCTTTATAGGTCATTTTTGCTCTCCGCCAGGCACATGCTGCGCTCCATCTCGCGCCGGTTATGGAGGCCTTTCCATTTCATGCCTCCAGCGTAAACCCAACGGCGCATTTCTTCGCACGCCCCGTCGTGATCATCTTTATTCAGCTTGCGCAGAAGCGTGGACTTCGAGAACGCATCAGAACCAACGTTAAAAACAAAGCTGTAAAGCGCGGCGCGCTGATACTCGCCCAGCGGCACCTTTACCAAATTGTCTACCGTACGCTTGGCTGGCTGGAGGTCTTTCCATAGCAGCTGGTCACATTCGCGATCGGTATACTTCTTCCCTCTCACTATATCCCGACCCGTATGGCCGTCGCATACAGTCCACACTCCGGCGACATCTTTATAAGCTTCGTACTTCCGCCCTTCTACGCCATCCTGCCCACCGAGGAACAGCGAGGCAATCAGCATTGCGCCGCCACCAGCTGCGGCGAACAGTTTATTGCGAAGGCTGCTGGTCATTGGCATATCAGTCTTCTCCAACTTTCACCGCCGGGCCGTATTTCTCCAGCGCCTTAACCTGCGCATTAGCGACCTTGCGTTTGAAATACCAGTTAATGAGTCCGGTAACGATTATCCCGGCAATACCTGCCAGTACGCCGATGGCGCTCCATTCGTCAGGACTCAGTTTTGTGAGGACGCCGTTCAGGATGGTTCCTCCTGAGGTGCCGAGGGCGACTCCGGTGACAAGTTTGCTCATACGGGACATTTCTCTCACCTCGCTGGGATGCGGGTGCTATTTGGTAAGGGATCAGGCCCTCCGGATGAATTAACAACAAAACGAGTTATGGGGTTCCGGGAGCCTGAAAAAGAAAAGCCCCGGCAGGATGCCGAGGCTTATGATTGTTGGCCTGACCTCGCGGATAATTCCAACTTACCGCCATCCATTAGCGACGAGACCAATGGCGCGGGGATAAAGCAGGAATTGCGGCCATAAAAAAACCCCGCCGGCTGGCGAGGTTTCGAATGTTATGTGTCAGTGCGTAGTGACAACTCATAGCAGAATACTATACATTTTGCGTACGCGTTAGTTTTTTAAAGTATGCTCGCCCAAACTCTAACCTTAAGGAAAAGCGATGAACTTCTCAAAACAAAAGCAAGCCAACCTAACCCGCAAGGTTACGGTTAGGGCATTTAAAGTAAACTCGAATAATAACAACAACTTATATAAGCAGATCGCAGCTAGTAAAAGTTTAGCTGCGGGCACCATTATTCAATATTCAGCTACCAAGCACATCAAATGCAAAGAAATCAAAACTATAAATAATACACATTTTATTCACTTTACTTCATACAACCCTAATGAGCAGGTCTCAGTCTCACCTATCAATCCTAAAGATAAAGATCTTTTCCCAGTCAAAAACCATGACAACCTGCATGCTTTCTACATGATTAAAGGGAACAAAATAGCATCACTAATGTTAATATCGACAAATTGGCCAGAGGTTAAGACCAGTAAATTATTTGGTCATTTTAAGATAGACATTATTCCAACATGCATCCTCCGCCAGGATACAGTTGCGAAATTGCAATCAGACGGATTAAAAGCGGTCCATGTAAATCTGGAAGTTATGAGCTCTGATTTTAATAAACAACCTGGCTTTTTAAAATCATTAATCCAAAATGAACCTGCTGTAAAACAGACAGGAATTTCAGGTCATCTAACTATTGATCATAAAGGAAACCCACAACTCGCTAAATCTATTGAAAATAATCCAATCCCTTGGATAAGTGATTTAGATAGTGACTTTTACTTTGAAACAAAAAAAAGCGAAAAAATAACCAGTGACAGCTTAAGACTTACACAGGTATACTACACTATTCCCTATGGGGCAAAGTCGATCCTGTCAAAATATGCGGAAGAAATTTTAAGCGATTTTGTAAAAAACGAGTTTTAATGAGATTTCTAAGAGGCTTGAGATAATGAGAAACCTTGATATAAATGCAATTGCTATCACAGCGTTAAACATGCTCGCCTCTTTATTTTTTTCTTATTTCTTTACTGAAACTCTTACTAATAACACTGACGCACTCAACTTGGTTGCCAATATATTCTCAATATTGACTGGCTTTTTATTGTTAGTCATCACACTGTCAGGCGATAATTCTTCCGTTTCAATTGGGCTAACTGAAGTTGAGCGCACATATCAAACAAATAGATTCTTAATTAGATTCAATAGATATTACAGTTTGTTTTTGTTGTATCTTTTAACATTAGCACTAATCTTCATATATTACTTACTCTCAAAAGATAAAAACCACACAGGTTTGGCGTTATCATTATCAATAAGCGTGATAACCCATGCAATATCATTCTTAACTTGCTTCTCATTTATTCAGTCTACGTTCATACCTTTGAAATTGAAAAAGCTTTACACAGAGAAGAAAGAACTTAATGATAAATCAGGCAGCTAGTGCTGCCTGATACTCATCTTAACATACAAATGCAGCCATCAATAAACCCCATTGCAGTCTGTAGTTCTTTCCTAATAGTACCATCGGAGACTTTTCTTTTTTTCGCAATTGCTCTCAATGAGATTCCGATAACGAAATGAGCAATCAGAAGTTCACATTCATTAGGTTTGAATTTTTTCAACCTCGCAACGCATCCATCAATCATGATCCCCTCATCATCGTTACACTGAGGCCGTGATTTCTTACCATGTGGCAATAAACCTTTGAAGCCTGCCGCAATTGGTTGCCAGTCAACGCTGCTATTGTCTGAAGATGCCCAAGCTCCCCATAGATCCATAACTTCATACATATCGCGCATGTTATCTCCACTGTTCATGCTAATACGCCGATAGCCAGCGCACGATCTAAAAATCGAAACAGCAGCGTTAACTGGTCGCCGTGCTTCGCTTCGAATGCCACAGGGCTGGCGTGCAACTCGTCGTGATGCTCTCTGCACAGAGGTATCACAAACAGGTCATGCGCCTTTGTACCCATTCCACCCTGCCCGTGGCCTATCAGGTGGTGGGGATCATCTGCCAGGTTGTTACAGCACATGCACTGCTGCGACTTAACCCAACGGGTGTACTTTTCATTTTCCCAGCGACGGCGCTTAGGTTTCATCATGAAGGATTCCGGGGTGTCTGGATCAACCTTCACCGCCACTATCTTTTTTGCTTTCTCCTGCAGTAGTTCTACCGCTGGTAACGATGGAGTAATGTCGCTTTCGCGCATTACCGATTGCATAGGTTCTGGCTGTAGCCTTAGAGCCTTAATGGCCATGCTTTCCGGGATAACATCTGCCAGGCCGTTCTTCACCAACCACCAGCAGAACTCAGGAAGCGTGAGCACGTGGTCTTCACTGAAGCCAAGTTGACCGCTGACGGTCTTCAATAGCCAGGATACCAGGTTTTTACGGGCAATGCCTGCCAGCCTTTCAGTGGATTGATCACGTAACTGGTTATCACATCCCCAGCACAGGAGGATGCTGCCGGGTTCGTGTCGCATGATGGTGAAGTCGTCCGCGTGCCAGTCGTTATGAGGCCACTGACATTCACGTTTTTTCATCAGCCAGGCATCAAGAACAGACAGGCCACCAGCACGCTGGATCACCCTGGGGTTTTCAAAGACAGGCTGCAAGCTGGCATCCTCAGCCAGTGGCTGATGGGATTGTGGTAAGGCTCCGGAAGGCATATCTGCCAGCTGCTCGCCGGGAGTTTCGATCACAACGCGTCCCTGACGGAACAGCCACATCAACTCACTACCGGGACGGAAGAGCACAACACCAGCAATGGGTGCAATCTCAGGTGTCAGTAAAGCTCTCACGCCATCTGCCCCTTTGCGATATGCTCCGCCCAGAGGCCACCTACCCAGCGCACACCCTTCGCGGTAAAGCGTGCCTGGCTAAACGCATAATTCGATGCATTAGTGGTGCCGGTCTTCACCTCGAAACGATCGGCCTCGATGTGCTGATGGTATGGCGTAAGCGTACCGTTCAACCGGTACATGATGTGGTTATCCAGCAGGAAAAGGCGGAATTCAGGTTCTTTCGCATTTAGCAGTTTGGCTACCTGGCGGAACGTCATTGAGCCAGTGGCCATAACGTAGCGATCAACAAAATCCGCCTTTGGTGCTGCTATTGCCAGTTCAGCACTCAGTCGTTGCTTCTGCTCTTCCAGATCCGCAGCCAGGCGCAGTGCCTCCGAGAACGACTTTGGAACGGCTGGCGTAGTTCCGCTTTCGAGTTCCTGCCACCGGTCTACTACAGCTGCAGTAAATTCCGGCGATAACCTTGCAACGATCACAAGCGAGTCCCGCTTATTGAATCGGTACTCCTGGTAAACGTTGCCATTGTGGGTGAAATCGAACTGCGCCAATGGCGCGGTTAAAAGTCCACCAGCAGCAAGTCTCTCAGCAGAGCGCTTTACATCCCCATGCTTACTCTGAACCAGCTCCGATATTTCACGGCTGGACATCATTACCTGCGCTCCCTGGATCATCGCGTGGTGCGTAGGGCAATTCACTGTGATATTCATCTGATTCATGCTCTTCTCCACTTATCAGGCGGCTGCACCCGCCAATGGTTCATGTTTGGTGATCGTGATATCCACCTTTCCACCCGGCACCTGAGGCCCCCACTCCACCAGCATACGTTTTACCTGACAGTCGTCCTCCCAGATGCCCGCATGAGTGAGAGCGTCGAATAGCGCCTTGTTGTAGTTGTCGATATCCCGGCGGCGCGCGTCTGGTGGATAGAGAACGATCTCTACCGCTGCTGCTGCCGCTGACGGTTTCGGAAGGCGGCGAAGCTGTTCAATGATGGCGGCACATGCTGCGCTCTGGTATGCCCTGCCCTTTGCGCTGATAAGATGCCGACCTTTGAGCGGCCCGCTGTTCGGGGCGCGCCAGTAGGTGTTTACGCTCGGTGGGAAAGGTAGGATCAGCTTCATGGTTTAACCCTGCGTTCTTCCAGCCAGGCGACTGCCATCTCTCTGGCACCCTGTTCACCGTTAACAAGCGCCTTGATGATCGATGCAGCATCCATATCACATTCAGATTTGAGGACGTTTATTCCCCGCGCCGCGCCAGGCGCAACGGAGATGTAGCCCTTCTTCTGAAGTGATTTCACATGGCCTGCAGCGGTGTTTCCTGATGAGCATCCAATCAATCCGGTAAGCTCTGATATGGTTGGCGGAAAACCCGTACGCTCTTTGTAGAGGTTGATGGCAGCCAGCACTTCACTCTGACGTGGTGTTAATCCGATCATGACTCCACTCCATAGCGCCCGTTCAGGCGACCAATTTCACTGTTAAACTTCACCAGGGTTACGCCCATCGGCTTCACCAGCTCGTGATACTTCTTCAGGATCGGCGGAACAGCAGTATTCCAGCTTGGTTTAGGCTTCTGTTTAAGCGCTTCTCTTATCTCCCGGATGCAGCGGCGCGCAACATCGCGGACTGCATTCTCCTGCTCGGCTGAAAGTTTCATGCTGCGCGTTCCTCCGGTTTGCTGATGGACGCCACCCAGCCAGGCAAAAGCTCAACATCAGATGACTCGGCCTGATTTCCCCAGTGGTGCCAGCCAGGTGCGCCGCAACGACTGAATAGCTCAATGCGTGGAACGTCACCGTAAAGCTTCTCCAGACGGAAGCGGGCCTCCTCCGGTTTCGCGCTATGCTCACCCAGTGGGCTGTAGATAACCTGCTTCACGCTAGCGCTCAGTCTTTCCAGCCCCTTACCACGGGTGGCGATGAGAAGATCCTCGGTGTTGGCTCGGGTGTAGTTGCCGCCGTTCATCTTCGTCTGACCGTTAAGCAGATCGAGGAAGTCGTAAAAGTCCTCAACATTGCCGGATGCCAGCGCTTTGTTGATGTGCTGTTCTGCCAGAGGGTTGAACTTCACCCAGGTGAATCCCTTCATGGTTCGGACTTTAAAGCCCCATGCCTCAGCCAGTTCGATAGCCTCGCGGGTATGGGTACCGGTGAACCACATAGCCAGAACAGCATCCTCTGCAGCCAGCTCCCAGACAGGCAGGCGCTTCATGTCGATAAGCTTCATGGTCCCGTAGTGGTTAGTCGCTGCACCATTGCTGATGGTGTTCCCGTATTCCCAGGCTGGATCGGCGTAAATTAGTGAGTATTTCATCAGTGGCCACCATTGAACTGACCAGCCAGGAACCATTGCCCTTCTGGCTTTGCCGTTGATTTAGCCTGACGCAGACAGCGCTGGCGTTCTTTGAGGCACCGTTCACGCTCGGTGATGAGGTCTGAACACTGGAATGCCTCAAACCAGAGAGACGCTGCACGACGATAGAGCCCCTTTTCCTGCAGAACTTTTGCGTTCTTGATCAAATCGGCAGCCCCAGTGTCTACGCGCTGAATGGGCTTACCACATCCAGCAGAAGCATTCACCGCGTAGTAGCGGTACTGAGAGCCAACCAGTTCGCGGGTGGTAAAGTTAAAATCATGCAGTCGGCAGACTGTGCGCTGAACAGAGTCAATGCTGAAATTTGAGAAAGCTTCAGCAATCTCACGGCTGGTTAAGCCAGGGTTATCAGCAATAAACATTTCGAGTGTTTTCATCAGGCTCATGAATTTGCCCCCCTGAAACCCTCAGGAATTTTGCTGTAATCGGTACCCTGGAACGAGGATCGGAATACGCCGTCTTCGCGTACCCACTCCCCATTCACTCGTGCCGGACGATTAGCCTTGTGCCAGCCGTTTGCTGATTTCAGGTAGCCCGGAAACTTCGACGGCTGGAACAACGTCTGTGGCCGCAGGTAGTCAGACATTTTCAGATCGTCTCCCCACTTGGCGTTGCAGTAGTCCACCACCAGCGACAACTCTTCCACGGTGAACCCTTCGCCAATACGGGCACGGATGTTCTGCAGTGAGGTGGTTGAAACCTGATAACGGGAGTTGGTTATCTGGTTCAGGTGAACCAAAACCTGTTTCGCCTGATCGGTGATCAACACATCACGGTCGGGTTGCGACGCAACCGGACAAGAAGGGGTTTTATTCTCTGTAGTACTCTCTGTTGTATTCTCTGTAAGAACATCAGTGCATTTTGACCTGATGACAGCGGTTCGTTTTGAACCGGTGGAGCGTTTCACACTGACCTGTTCCATTGGTTCATTTTGACCTGATGGAAGAGCGCATTTTGAACTCCTGGATTTAGTCACTTTGACCTCGTCTAAAAGCTCGCTTTCGTAGTTGATCGTGTAGTAGTTCGTCATGTCGCGCTGGGACTTGTTTAGCTGCTCAATTTTGAGCACGCCGAGGGTCTTCAGGCGGGTGAAGGTGCGCTTCAGAGTGGACTCAGACCAGAACGGGAACTGCTCCAGCCACTGCTCGTTGGTGTTATAAATCCAGCGCACGCCGTCGCGCTCCAGACCGGAGTTTGTCTCTTTGAGCCAATAGTTCACCTGCTGCAACGCAATCGCCTCATTGAGGCCAATGCTGTAAGCAAGGTCAGGGTTTATAACTATTGGCCGGGATGGCATTAACAGGCTCATGGCAGTCCTTTAACTCTGTAAATTTGCGCTGGAATTGCTCAAGAGGGCTGAAGCACTCATGTTCGTAACCTTCGCGAAGGTATATAACGCGTCGGGAATCTGGCTCCCACCGGATAACCCGTACCGGGATACCTCGTTGGTCTCTGAACTTGCGGTCAACTTCAGCCATTCTTCGCGACCCTTCTCGTTCATCAGAGCAAATGCGGCTACCATTCCTGCACATGGCTGGTAGTTGTTGTCTCCGTTCTCCCCAGGTACTATTTCCACATAGCCGAACGGGACGCTCTTACCCACCAGCGGAAGGCATCTAAATTGCTTAGCTGGCCTGAATCGGTTTAAACTGTTCATGCGTTAGTTTCTCCACTTAAAGAACCGGCGCACCAGACGCCTCGAGCTGCACACTCGGGGCGTCACCTTTTCTGCCGGTTGAAACAAATACGTCTACTGCCTGATCCGATATCCCTGCCCCATACAGAGCCATAAATCCTAAGAAGCCATGAATCTGGTGCCGCAGTTTCTTATTGAACAAATCAGACAGGGTCTTGTGTTCTTTCGTATCAATCACTCCATCAGCTACCGCAGCCATCTTCGCGTAAGCCAGCTCACCAGCAGCAGCTGTCGCCTTCATATCGATTTCATACAAATCGACGTTATCGATGCTATCGGGGGCCGGAATATCCACCAGCAGTTTCCCGCAGCGTGCTGCAAAGTACTCAGCCAGATGAGAGGTGTTCGAAATTGACTGCATCTTTTCAAGTTCAGCCAAGGTAAAAAAGCGACTGTTGCACTTCTGGTACATATGGTTGTGAAACTGATCGATGGTCATACCGAGTTCGGCTGCCATACCGACACGACCATTTTTATGTGACTTACACATCAGGCGAATCGCTGTGTTTACGCTGTCTACCATTTTGTTTTTCCTTTGGTAGTTATTTTTAGGCCGCTGGTTCGGTAGATTGCAGCGGTGGGAAAACATCATCGATACTTACATTTGCGCCAAAATGATTAAGGGCAGAAACGATGGCGCGGCACTGATCGATGTTCATTTTTCTCTTGCTGTTTTCGTAATGACAAACAGCGCCTTTTGTCACTCCAAGGACATCTGCTAAGTGCCCCTGAGTGATGCCTAACTTGGTTCTAATTGCTCGAAGGTTATTCATTTCACTCTCCTGTTCACAATAAGAATATACATTTTGTATCTTTAATTCGCAAGATAGATATACGTTTTGTGCCTCGATTAAAAGTATACAAGTTGTATTATCTGGGTATGACTATGAAATGGTACGACTTGGCTAAAACCCTGATGAAAAAACAGGGGGTAACTCAAGAGCAGCTGGCTGAACACCTTGGTATCACCAAAGGTGCGGTAAGCCATTGGCTGAATGCCCGGCGTGAACCCAGCCTGGGGGAGATCGCGCGAATCCTTGAGTTTCTAGGTAAGAAAAATTTTTCCGTTGGAGCAGGTGGCTTAATCATGGATGAGACTCTTAAAGGGGATGTTGAGTATGTGGGCCGCTATAAACCTGGCAAGAAATATCCGGTGTTAAGTAGCGTCAAGGCAGGAGCTTGGGGTGAAGCCGTCGAAGCTTATACCCTGAAAGATATAGACCAATGGCTTGAGTCAGATGCTCATATCCAGGGAGATGCCTTTTGGTTAGAAGTGGAAGGTGACTCTATGACCGCACCAGTCGGGCTGAGCGTTCCTGAGGGTACGTTTGTCTTGTTTGACACGGGTAGAGAACCAGTAAACGGAAGCCTGGTTGTTGCAAAACTTTCAGATACAAACGAAGCCACTTTTAAAAAATTAATTATTGATGGTGGTCAAAAGTATTTGAAGGGGCTTAACCCCCAATGGCCTCTAGTGCCGATCAACGGCAACTGTAGAATTATAGGCGTTGGCGTTGAAACCAAGCTACGTCTTATCTAAAGATTCCTTATAACCCAACCGTCTGGTTGGGTTTCGAAAATCGTATTCGACAACTCCCCCGAATAGTTGAACGCCGAACTGCCACTATCCCTCTCTTTAGCTCAAGAAAGATACATAACGTTACCTTCCATTTTTTGTATACAAATCGTATTGACTACAATGAATACGTTTTGTATATTCAATTCATCGACAACAATCCTATGAGTAAGCAGAATGAGCACAAGCGCAAACAGAAAGATGATTGCTCTCCCTGAAGGGATGAAGTTCAGTCCTGTTTATAGCAAGTGCCCTAAGTGCGGTTGTGATTTAGAGAAGTGGCATGATTCCTCTGTAGAGCAGGTATCCGCCAATCAAGCAAAGAATCGTACCGGTGATACTGAATGCGCGCTTGAAACCAGTGCCAAGAAATCTCTGGCCCATTGCCTCTTCAACCACTGTGTATCGTGGATGGTTTTTCCATTCACCACAGCAAAAAAATACGCCGCCAAGAGAAATAAGAAGCGCGGAGTTAGTGGGAAGTTTTGGTAGCAGTCCGCCAGCAGTAGAGAGGAATACGACCGTGCAAATGACGATCAACACCTTGTACCAAACATCCAACTGAAGATTGGATAACGGATTGTTCATGATTTTCAATTTCTTGGTTGTGTGAGAACTCCAAGAATACCACCGAGCCTGACGTGGTGAAAAGACAAGCACTTTTTCAGTACGGCATATGGCACATGTGTCGTAGCGGTCCGGCAGGGTTTCTTTAAGCTACTTTCCATGCCGGGTAGCCGGAATGTGCAAGCCAGGCACGAACTATGCCAGGGTCGCTTCACCAGCGTGGCGGTTAGGTGTGACTCCTCGGAAGAGACGAGGATGTGTTCAATAAAAAAGCGCCCAAGGACGCTTAGCTCTTTAATAATTAGCTATTTTAAGCTTTTAATGGGGAAACCTTATTTACTGCGTAATTACTGAAAATTAACAGGAAAGTAAATAGACATCCCGCAGTAATAAGAA